ATTGATCTTTTAAAAAACTTATATTAACTTTGTTAGTCATATTTTGTTCTTGTGTTTTCTCTAATTTTTCAGTTGATTTATATAAGTCCTCTATTAACATAAATTGTTCCTGGTCGATTGGTTTTTGTGTGCTAGCCTCAAGTAAATCTTGTTTCATTAGTTGTTCAGCAGTTTCTAATGTTATAAGTCTTGTAGTTATCTCACTGTAACTCCATACACCCGCTCCAACAGCTAATAATATTGCTATTAAATTTCTCATTGGCATACTGATGGCGGTGTTATCTGAAATCTTCATTATTTATAGGTTCTAGTTTTTCTATTTTAATTTTTTCTAATTTTGCTTCTACTTTTTCTCTTTTCTTCATACGTTTTACATATGTTTTATAGTCAGGTCTTTCGTGATCATACTTATTCCACAACGATAATGCGTCTTTACCTATTTTACCATCTATAGGACATGGCGTACCTGCTTGTATCATAGATTCAAACACTCTCTCATCTTGACATAAAATGGCTACAGCTGCAACCTTCATACCAAAATCATTTAGTATTCTTGATAGTTTTAATCTTTCACAATTTTTATCAATAAAGTGTTTACCACCTGTAATACCTAAACCAAATGTTTGCAAACCTGCTGATGCACCTGTGCTACACACATCTTGTGTCATAGAATTGTATGATGGTGCTGACGCTGTTGGTGGTGCTGATCTTATATTAGAATTACTTGTGCTATTTGTAGTTGTAGCAGAAGAAGACCCAGATTGGTACGTTGTTGCACCCCCTGTGTATCCACCTTCAATACTTGTGTTAGACCCACTTACGTTTGTTTGTGTTTCTGCACTTTGTGCGTGATTAGTTACACCTATAAGTATAATTATTAACGCTAAAAATAAACTTACTTTGTTCATTATTTATCATCAAATCCTCTTGCAACCCATGCAACATAAATATCCCATGGTTTGCATATAAATCTCCAAAGTCTAATAAAAAACCTTTTAACTTTTCTCCGTATCATCATGTTTTTTCTCCTCAATTTCGTAAAAGAAGTTATCCGTATCTTCGGTCTTCCATTTACTTGAATTTTCTACATTCCATTCAGAAGTTTGTACTTTCCAATCAGGTGTTTCGTCTCTGACTGTAAAAGACGGTATATCCCATATACATCTATTGTTTGGCTGTGCCGCATAGTTCCCATCATCGAGGGCTATGATGTGTGCGCACTTGTGTTCGTGCGGAATCTCTGAATGATCAGTATCTAATATATTAGCTTCAGGATGAGCAAAGTCAACAGTAAATACATATTTTCCTGGATGCCATTTCTTGTCTTTACCAATGTATTTGCCTGCTTGCCCTGCTAGGATATCCCAATTAGTAACAGCAGGATAGTAACTAAAACAATTCCATAACTGTAGCTCATCCAGTCTATACCTAGGAACGTCCTCTGGCTTAAAGCCTCTTTGAATGAACGCAGATATCGGTAAACGATAGAAGATAGCTCCATTTTCCATAATACAATGAAAAAGGATAGAGTGCCCCGTAAGAGATGAAATACCAAAAATAATACAGTCTTCAACTTCACCATGATGTTTTTTAAGATCATATAAATATTCTCTTTTAATTTGTGCATATTCCACCGGTATGTTTGCATTTAGATACGCCATAATTTATCATTCAGCAGAGCCCCAATTTTTACCTTTTTTATAACTTACTTTGTTATTAATTAATAGAGGAAGTGCTGTCTCCATAGTTTTTTTTATAACTTCTGCTTGTCTATCATCTTTTATTGAAAGACACAATTCATCATGTATTTGAATGTGCGGTAAAATACCTTGCTCATATAATTTAACCATGGCTGTTTTTGTCATATCTGCTGCCCCGCCTTGAATTAATCTATTAAGAGCTTTGTAAGTAAACGCGGGTTTATAAGAATTTTCAAAATTTTTCATATAATTGTCAGCTATGTTGTCTTTAAATTTAGTTAATAATTCTGCTTTGTAAGCTATTTTTGCATCATCTTCTGATAAAATTGCAACCTGTGTATATTTATTTAAGTCATTATCCCATTCTCTATCTCTCGTTTCCCATTTATTAAATCTACAAAATCTATCTCCTAAAGTAAATAATATTTTATGTACTTCCGCAAAATTAATTAAGGCTTGAGATAATTGTTTTACAAAAGGAACTTTAGCGTGGTAATCAAGAAAAAGTTTATTAGCTTTCTCTTTAGTTAAATTTAATTCATTCTGTAGTTTCATTTTACCCATTCCATAAAACAAACCCAAGTTAATTGTTTTGGCCATGATCCGTGGTATCTGAGCCATGTCTGCTACAATTTGATGAAAGTCTGCATTTTCTTTATTAAATTCTTTTTCTAATGTTTCTGTGCCATACAAATTTAATTTTAAAGCATAGTGTACAACAATTCTTGGTTCTTGTTGAGAGTAATCAAAACTACCCCACACACAACCTTCTTCAGGTATAAATAACTCTCTCATCTTTTTACCAATAATTCCCTTAGATGGAATTTGTTGTAAGTTAGGATTTGACATGGAAAATCTTCCAGTAACTGTTCCACCATCATCAGATCTTATTTGATTAATGTCTGCATGTATTCTACCTTTATGTACAAATTCTAATAGTCCTTCTATAAAAGTATTTTTAGCTTTATCGCATTCCCTAGCTTTTACGATCATACGTAAGAAACGATTTTTATGTGTCTGTAGATAATCTTTTGGTAGTTTAGGAGTTGTAGATTTAATTGTTTTTGTTTTAGGTTTACCCTTTTCATCAAGAATAGGATTGCCTTTTTTATCTTTAAGAGGTTTTTCTCTATCTTTTGTTGTTTCATAATCTTCTATGTTTTGTTGATGTAATAATTTTTTAATAGAAGATGCGGCCCAAATTTCTATATCTAAGTTAGTATGTTTTTTAATAATTTTTAATAAATTGTTTCTACGTTTTTCTAAAAGCTTACCAAGTGTTTTAGCTTTTTGGACATCTATTTTAACTCCTTTAAACTTCATGTCAACTAAACAAGGAAATAATTTAGTTTCTAATTCAAATATTTTTCTACATGTTTTTAATTCTTTACTTCCATCATCATTTTCTTTTGTGTATACTACTTCGTCTAATTTTTTTTCAAATACATTCCACAACTTTAAAGTTAAATTAACATCTTGTTCTGCGTAGTCTTTTACTAAATGGTAAGGAAGTTTATGCATATTAGATATAGGGTCTTTTATTGTTCCACTAGACCATTCTAAAACTTTAGCTGACATATCATACTTATATTTAGATTCTTTTAAATAAGATTTACTGACAGAATCTAAAGAATATTTCAATCTTGTTTCGTCAATCACAGAAGCTGCAATCATTGTATCTAATAATTTCCCCTGCAACATTTCTCCCGTAGCTGCTCTAATCCAACATACATCATACATTGCGTTGTGAAATACTTTACTTATATCTTTGTTTTTGAATATTTTTTCATTTAAATACTTCCATGTTTCTTTAGTGTTTAAATTTTCCGTCATGTGATGAGCAATAGGAAAATACATAGTTTGTTTTTTAGTGGCTATAGCAATACCTGTTACAAAACCATCTTTTCTAATTGCACCTAATCCTTTTGTTTTAAGATTTGGATCGTATGTTTCTAAATCAATTGCAACTATATCTATGTCTTCTAAATCTAAATCAGTTAATTGTGGAATTATACACATTATTTATAATCTCTCT